TAAGTAAAGCATGAAATAAGATCGCACGCCCTGGAATGCTTGCAATAGCAAAGACCACACAATCTTCAGTTTCGCCGTGATGTTTTCGTAAGTCATATAAATATTCTCTCCTTATTTTACAGTATATAGGTGGTATATTAGCATTTAAATAAGACATTGTATATTATTTAATATCGCCCCAATTACTTCCACATTCATAATCTACTTTATTTGGTATTTCTAATTTAATAGCTGATTCCATAATTTCTACAATTTGTTTAGCTTGTTCACTATGTTCAACAGATACATCTAATTCATCATGTATTTGTATGTGAGGTATAATTCCATTTTCACTCAATGCAATTATAGATAGTTTAGTCATATCAGCCGCTGATCCTTGTATTAATCTATTTAATGCTTTGTATGTTCCAGCTCTTTTAATTCCATGTCCATATTCTTTTAATGCTTCTACATGTGGTTTAGGCATCCCTGCACCAAAGGTAGTTGGTTCCCAAAGATCAAAGTGACAAACTCTTCCACCTAAAGTTCTTATTCTTCCAGAATCATCTGCTCTTCTTGATACAGCTTGCATCAATTGTTTAATGAATGGAGCTTTAGCATGGTACTGTGCTATCAATTTTTCTGCTGCTTCTTTCATTAACCCAAGTTCAGCCATTAATTTATTTTTACCCATTCCATACATTAATCCAAGATTAATTGTTTTAGCTTGTGATCTTTCAATACCAGCCATTTTTGCAACAGCACTATGAAAATCTGCTTCACCTGATTTATATGCGTTAGCAATTTCATCTATACCATCTAATTTTTGTAATTTAGCATAATGAACTAATATTCTAGGTTCTTGTTGTGAGTAATCAAATACTCCCCACTTATGATTTTCTTCTGGAATAAATAAAGATCTAATTAATGGACCTAATTCTTTATGTCTTACTGGTATTTGTTGTAAGTTAGGATTAGACATTGAAAATCTTCCTGTGACAGTTCCACCTTGATCAGATCTAATTTGATTTATGTCTGCATGTATTCTTCCTTTATGAGAATGTTTTACGATCGTATCTATAAAAGTTGTGTGAGCTTTATTTATTTCTCTTGCATATGAAATTCCTTGTGCAATTTCATTTGGATGATTTGATAAAAAGTTTTTTGTAAAGCTAGGAGCTCCAGTTTTTTCTGTTCTATCATATGGTAGTTTTAAAGCATCAAACACTTTTGCAATAGATGCTGCTGACCATAATTCTACAGAAACACCAGTTAAGTCTTTGATTTTATTGATTATTTTATTTTCCTTATCCATTAATTCTTTTTTAATTTTATCTGCTCTTTCAACATCAACTCTTACACCTTTGAATCTCATATCTACAAGACATGGAAATAATCTTGTCTCTGTATCAAATATGGTCCAAAGATCTTGATCAGATAATTCTACTTTCATTCTATGCCAAAGTTTTAAAGTTGATTCAGCATCTCTTTCAGCATACTGGCCAACAAACATAGAGGGAAGTTTCCACATATCTTTTTTAGCATCTATTCCATATTCTCTTGCTGCTGCTTGTAATACAGCTTCATCTTTACCTATCCCAGCATATTCTCTTGCTAATGCATCTAATCTAAAACTCCATCTATTTTCATTTACTAATGATGCAGCAATCATTGTATCTACAATTTTAACTGGAGGAATTATTCCAGATGATCTTAACCAACATATGTCATACATTGCATTGTGAAATATAAATGTAGAGTCTTGTTTAAATAAATCTTGTAACCAATTTAAAACTAATTTCTTATCCATGTTGCCACCACCTTCGTGAGCAATTGGATAATATGCAGACCAACCTTCTACAGCTACTGAAATACCAACTATCTTACCACGACCAACCACGTTCCCCGATCCAAGCTCTGTTAACTCCGGATCACATGTCTCTAAATCTACAGCAATTTCTTTATGACCGCGAAGATCTTTTAGTTCTTCGGGTACCACCCATTCTGTTTGTGGTGTAAATAATATTTGTTGAAACGTTCTTGTCATTTATCTTTATAATCTCTTTCTAAAATCATTTCCAAATAATGGATTGCTTTTAATATATCTTCCTTCTTACCTTTTAATTTGTGTCTACAAATGTATTTAATGGCATTGCCTTCTGCAAAAGGTAAATTGTTTTCGTTAATAAAAACAGATGGCTGTATTGCCATTTGTTTATAATGTTTACCACCTACTTGTCTAAAAAATGTTTTATTGCTCATATGATATACGCTTTGTTAAAATCTCTTGGGTCTACAATGTGAAGTTCTTTTTTAGCTCTAGTGCAAGCTGTGTAATATAATCTATGTAAATCATCTGGATCATCTTCGCTTTGTCTTACAGCGGCAGCAGTTAGATCAGTTAGAATACAAATATTGTCTTGTTCACCACCTTTGAATGAATGAATTGTAGACAAAAGAATTCTAGGGGTCTTATTTATCTTCTCACCATTTGCTCTCATATTACGAATATAATTTTCTGTAATTGTATCAACACCTTCAAATGATTCATACCATACTTTATTAGTAAGTAAACCATGATTTTGCATACAGTCATTTATTAAATACTTTTCTTCTGCTTTTAATGTTTTAGCATCTCTGTATCCAGGAGTTACATTGGCCCCTAAATATTTATATATGTTTTTTATTTGGAGATAATTTAATGGTGTGTTGTTTCTAAAGTCTTCCCAATTACTTAATGCAAGTAATAAATCTAATGATATAGAATTAATTCCTTTGTATTGATAATACCATCCTTGTAATTCACACAATTCTTTAACATCATTTAAAAAATAATTTGCTGTTGCAAGGACTGTCCAATTTCCTTTAGACATATCTATTTGAGTAATATCAGTATAATATCTTAATAAACCTGTTTCTTGCCTTGGTTTATAATCTTTTTCATATCTATTCTTAACTCTTGATATAATTTTTTGTGATAATTCGTGTATAGGACCTCCAGGAATACGATAAGATTGATTAAGCGTCCTGATCTCGTCCACCTCATCTTTTAGCGCTATAAAGTGATCTACGTCAGCCCCAGCCCACTTAAAAATAGCTTGGTCATCATCACCTGCAATATATGTTTTTTCTGCGTTTTTCCATATAGATTTGATTAATTTCCATTGTAAATACGATAAATCTTGTGCTTCATCTATGAATAGTACTTTAAATTTAGGAGCTAAATCTCTTTCAACAAATTCTTCTAACAAATCAGTATAATCTTTTAATCCTTTTTCTTTTTTATATCTTTTCAATTCTTGGTCAATTAAATACAAAGTATTTCTTTCCACATCTAATAAATTTCTTCTTGAATCATAACACTCAAGAAGATCTATACCTTTGACTCTTGCTGTATTAATAATGGTTAAGTATTCATTATCTGAATTAAATATACCATCTTCTTCCGAATAAGATGCAGTCTTAATAGGTATATTACATTTAATTCCAAATTCTCTGTAATCTTCTGGACTCATCATTCTGTCTCTAGTCATGTTTAATAACTTAAAACACAAAGAATGAATTGTTCTAAAATAAATTAAATCATGTTCAGGACTTAATTCAAATTTTTGTGCAGCTCTTGTTGCAGCTTCTGTTGCAGCTTTTTTACTAAAAGAAAAATAACCTATTTCTCTTGGTTTAATTCCTTGTTTAATAAATTCATCTACCAAGTTTAACAACGTTGTTGTTTTTCCTGTTCCTGGTGGACCTAATATAATTGTCTTCATATTTTTTTAACCTCCTTTCTAATATTTCTTTTTGCAATTTTGTTTTATCTAATTCTTGTTTCAATAATCTGTATTTTAAAAACCAGTTTATTCCTATCATTAAAAATGTTCCTCATGATATTTAACTTGTGTTACAGATCCATCAATCTTCTTCATAGTTTTAATCTTAACAAGTCTAGGTTCTTGACCTTTAATCTTCATTCTAGTTTCTTCTATAAATATTTTATCTTCTTTTAAAGATTTAATTAAATTACCTGTTTTAGGTTTGTCCATCTCCCAATGATTTTTTTTACAAAAATTATAAAAGTCTTCCATTCTAAAATATGTAAACTCTCTTTTATCATCTGTGTATGGAAGTTTATTAAAGATATCATCCATAGTTCTTGCATTTTGTCTATTGGTTGTCCAATCTTGCAGTAGTGAAATTATTTGATTTTTAGGATCCAATGATTCTAAAGGTTGAATCGTTTCCATTCTCTCTATTAATGGTTTTAAATAAAATTCTCTCCAATCTTTATCTTTTAATTTAGGTATAACAAGATCTGCTTTCTCAAGTAATGCAATAGAGAACATAACAGGATTTGCTAAATGTTCTGTTTTTAATTCTACTCTTCTTAAAGTTTCTCCTTCACCTACATTTAAAAAATACTGTGGTGGATTAGAATTATATTTTTGTAAATTACTTAACAAAGGCATAGCATCTTCTTCAGAACCTACACCAAATTTTTTAGTTCTACATAGGGATGCATTACAAACATCTACAATTGGTGGAAGTTTGCATCTATATTTATCATAACCTTTTTTACCAACTGATTTTAATAACTGTTGTACTTCACTATTGCTTAATGGCTTTGTCATGTATTTAAGATTAGCTTCGACGACTTTATCTTGCCAAGTATCAGGATCTGATTGTTTAAAATATATGGCGATATTAAACAATGCATTATTCCTAGATCCTTCGCTAAAGCCATCGCGAGCTAATCTATTTAAACATGGAGGCCCATCTTTAAATGCTTCTTCTATTTTTTCTTCTTTGATTTTAATTTTCTCAACTTCTTCCCTGCTGCACGCATAAACATCATAGAGCTTATAAAATTCCTCAAGTGACACAGCGGAGCCATTATCGTCGAAAGCATATCTTAATCCTTTGGTTTGGTTATGGTAGGGAAGATTTAAAAAATTACCTGTGTCCCCACGTTCCACAAGTATTTCAGTTTGTTTAGGAAATATCTCAACACCTGAATATCCTAATGCATCTGAAATTTTTTTAAGCGTAGACTGCATCAAAGATGCAGGTATAAATTCTTTTGTAAATAAAAATACATGTGCTCCGCCAGATTTTGATCTGAAAACTATGAGTGGAAGTTTTAAACTTCTTATCTTTTGTATTAAGTTCTTGTGTTCAAGATTATACTGATCAATATCAATACAACCCCACTTACAATTATTAGATTCATTAATGGGAATAATACCCAAAGCAGGATCAATACCATTAAGATGATCTTCCCAAAGGTTATCCGTGACCGGTTTTCTAACAATGAATGCTTTTCCTTTTTGTTTTCCATTTTCTCCACGTTCTCCTTTTTGATACTGTCCATATGCTGTTTGAAACCCAGCAAATATTTCTTTAAATTTTTCTTTCATAACTTACCATATTTGTGGGGCCCGTATTACCGAGCCCCGTTTCTTAATTAACCTAGAACGGTACGTTCTCTGTTATCTTCTCTTCTACATCAGCTCTTGTTTGCACCGATCCTTTTTTTACGTCACCAGAAAAACCTTTTGCACTTAAGTACAAAGATTTATCTTTGGTTTCTAAAATTCGATCTTGTGTTACTACCCAACCATACCAACTACCTTTATCATTTTTTTGTAAGTTAGATGATAAGTTGTATACAACACCATGCATTGGAGGAACTGCAAATCCGCCTTTACCGTCAGGGATCTGAACAGTTTTCATCATTGCGTTCCACTTCTTGCTCACATTGAGTTGAGTTGATTTCATGGTAATTAAAGCTGGGGTATAACCACCTGCTTTAGTTTCTACCATTACATAGTAAGATGCAGTCTCTTCTAAATAGTTACCATTTGGTAATCTAATTTTAGATCCTTCTCTCTTACCTGTAGCTATCACTGGACTGTTAGGAGCATGTAATGCAACCGGAGCTGCAGATCCTTCTCCTCTTTCAGACCATTCTGGATAGTCTTTCTTATAGTAACAAGGAATAACTTTAATTCCTTTTTTACCATCATACAGTTCATTCGTAACTGTATTGTATATGTTTCCAGGTTTAGCGCCTGTAACATATTTAGAATCACCTTCAGTTACCTGTGGTGATAGTTGACCAAGTATTCTTATGAAAGGTAACGCAAGATCTTGTTGCGTCATGTTTTCAAAACCTTTGTCTAGATCATCTCCAAACAAAGTTACAGAACCATTAGTCAACGGTTTTTTTACCATTGCTTCATTAGCCATCATTCTTTCTCCATTATTTACGGGTTATTTTAGTTGTGTCTTTAATCCAAGTACTAAAGACATCAGAAGGCATGTCGAGCCCGGACTCGACACGCTCCTGAAATAGGGCTGTCAAAGTATTCCAAGCCACATCAGATTTTTGATTTGGTTCAAAACCATTTGACGCCGCAAGGTCCAACAATTGTTGTGCCTTGTCATCTTCGCCACGACCGAACGTAACAGAAACATTATTTTTAATAATATCTCCTAGTCCGTTCTCACGAAGCCATTTATAAGCATCTTCCCTTCTTGTATCATCTTTGGGAAGAGTACATCTGTATTCTCTTTTGACTGTAACAGATGAACCATCAGCTAATTTCAAAGAACTTAAACCTTGCTCCGCTAGGAGTTCAGGTATAACTCGTTCACTAATATCTCTCGCCATTGCTTTAAGATTATTTACATTCTCTTCAGCTCTAGCAATATCATCCTCTAAATTTTTTAATTTCTGACATTGGTCAGCTATTGTTGTTACTTCTACATTGTCTAGAAGATCCGTAGAATCATCTAGCATCATTTGTTTTACATCGTCACTCATATTTATCCTTTCTGATAGAGATCAAATTCAATTGGGTAATATTTAAACTCTCTACGATCCCATTTCAAGAGATTAAATTGGCCATTGGTCATGTCACTTGCTATAGCACAGGAAATACCAATGACCGCCGGATCTCCTGTAAGCAATATATAATCTTGATTCGTAAAATCTTTCAAGTTCTTTCGCATCTTAAAAACAAAAGGTGCTGCATTAAATGCAACTTGATCAAAGTACGCAAGACATATAACTAAATATCCAAAATTAGAAGCGCTTAATATATTTATATTAGCTGGTGGATGCTGTAATACATACACGAAATTTTCTTTAGGATTATCTCTTTTAAACTCTAAAAATTCTGTAAGACTTTTGTCTTTATATAATTCAAATATTTTATTTTTCATTCTATTTTCTCTCTTGACAAAGTATATAATGATCCTTATTTATAATGTCAATAGAAAGAATTAAATTATTTATGGTAAGAAATTACAGATACAAAACCAAGCCGTATGAGCATCAATTAGTTGCTTTAGAAAAATCTTGGGACAAAGATGAATATGCATATTTTATGGAAATGGGTACTGGTAAATCAAAAGTACTTATTGATAATATTGCTATGTTGTATGACAAAGGAAAAATAAATGCGGCGATGATTATAGCACCAAAAGGTGTTTATAGGAATTGGTTATCTTCAGAAATTCCTACACATTTACCTAGCCATATACAATATAAAAGTGTACTATGGACCGCTTTAACATCCAAAACAAAAGATAAAGAGTATCAATCTTTGTTTGAAACAGACTACAACCTTCACATCTTTATTATGAATGTTGAGGCACTATCAACGCCAAAAGGTTTGGCCTTTGCGCGTAAATTTTTATCATGCCACAATACTTTAATTGCTGTAGATGAATCTACTACAATTAAAACTCCTAAAGCTGCACGTACTAAAAATATTGTAGGTATTGCAAGTCTTGCAAAATATAGAAGAATATTAACAGGATCTCCTGTAACTAAATCACCATTAGATTTATATACTCAATGTAAATTTCTTAATGAAGATCTATTAGGTTTTAGTTCTTATTATTCTTTTCAAAATAGATATGCTTGTATGGTGGATAGATGGTTTGGTGGTAGAAAAGTGTCTATTGTTAAGTCTTATCAAAGATTAGATGAACTATCTAAAATTATAGAACAGTTTTCATATCGTGTATTAAAAGAAGATTGTTTAGATTTGCCTGATAAAATTTATATTAAAAGAGAAATTGAATTAACAAAAGAGCAAGTAAAGCTTTATCAATCTATGAAGTTAGTCGCTATGGCTGCTTTAAGTGGTAAAGTAGTTAAAGCACCTCATGTATTAACTCAATTAATGAGATTACATCAAATAACTTGTGGCCATGTAATGACAGAATCCGGTGAGATAGTAGATATTGAAAACAATAGACTAGATGAACTTATGGAAATTTTAGAAGAAGTAGAAGGTAAAGTTATTATCTGGTCTCATTATACACATGATATTAGGAAAATTTCAGCTGCATTAAAAAAGACTTATGGTGAAAATTCCGTGGTAGAATATTATGGTAAAACAGAATCAGAAACTAGACAAGAAAGTATAGAGAAGTTCCAAGATCCGCGTTCCCCGGTCCGATTCTTTATTGGCAACCCACAAACAGGCGGATATGGTATTACACTAACAGCGGCTAGTACAGTTATATATTATTCTAATGGTTATGATTTAGAGAAAAGATTGCAATCAGAGGATCGTGCGCACAGAATAGGTCAAAAGAAATCTGTTACTTATATTGATCTAATTGCGGAAAAGACTGTTGATGAAAAAATCGTCAAAGCTCTCCGCAAAAAGATTAATATTGCTTCTGAAGTATTAGGTGAAGAATTAAGAGATTGGATTTAACCAATTAACTTCTTCTTCGTTGTAAGGTAACATTTATTTTTTAAATGTTTCTAACACATCTTTTTGCCAGTCTTTTGTAAACTGTTCTAGACTTTTGAAATAGTTATTCCAAAACTCTTTTACTTGTGAGTATGTAAACATGTTTGTCTCCTTTTTTATGTTGCAGTGCAACATATATAGAGATTATTTATTAATTTTCAAGTACTGATTTTTCTCTTGTAATATGGCCAAGAACTGTGCCTTTATGAATACCTTCTTTAAGAGTATACCCAGAAGTTCCATTACCATTGATTTCAACTTCTTTACGGCTTTTCATTAATATATTATTTTTCTTTTCTATTTCTTTATTTTCATAATTCTTAGCTATTGGATCAGTATAAGTTATAGTATGTAATTCACTTAAGTTATTTTCTCTATCTAAAAATTTATATTCTATTTTATGAACTGCAAAGTCTTCATCTATTTTATTACATATATTTTCAGGATCAAATTCACCACAAGAGTATACATCAAATTGCATTAGTGCAGGGCTAACCTCGTCCCAGATATGCATTACAATATGAGATGTCTCAATAATTGCTGCTCCTGTAATACCACGATTACCAACCATGTTAGAGTACTTAACATAAGGACCCATCATTACTTTCATTCCAATTTTTTTTATAAATTCGTTTAACCAACCTGTAAGAAAATTCTCGTCCATCGGAGGCCGATATACTTCTGCTCGAACTATTAAATGTTTGTGTACTAAAATATTATTCATTAACGCGTCATACAACTTTTTGAAATTAATGCAAGAAATTGTTTTATACTAACGGAGAATAAATTATCTTGCCATCTTGTTTAGATGCTTTAAGATACTGTCGTCTATTTTTGGCTGCCGAGTAACTACAATGAATCCATCCGGAGTTAGGTTCATCGGGAGTCCAAAATTCAAGTATACATTGATCGTAGTCAAGATTTTTAACTATCCAATCACTTACATCCTTATTAGAAAGACCAAATACCTCAAAATCTGCGGCTTCACCACGAGTATGTTGACTCTTACTAGATGATCCTATTCTTTCACAAAGCTCCGCTGAACGATACCCAGAACTAACTGTTATAGGTAAATTAAAATTATCTCTTACTGGCTGTAGTATGTATTGGCAAAGTAGTTGTAGATTAAAGATGTGATCTTCATTTGGTTCGTTTGGTATTCCAAGTCTTATTGCTTCTTGAGATTTTGTTAACTCTTCTAACGTAAAGTTGTTACTTAACTTCATTTAAGTTTAAATAGAATAGCTATGAGAGTTAATGCGAGTGCGCCCATTCCTGTAAGCATGGCTTTTTGAATCCAATCTACTTTCTTTTCTATTTTGTAGATAGCACAGCTCATGTGTTTAAGATGATTATTTTTTATTACGGATATATCTTTTTTAAGATTATCTACTCTATTGTATAAATCTACCATATGTTCATCTAGTCTTGATTTTATAATTCTTTTCATG